TTGAAACAACGCCCATTTTGGGTACAACCATTCCGGTCTTGAACTGCCCCATCTGGGTGTAACCGTCACCCTTGTCACCCTTGTTGCCCTTGTCACCTTTAGAAGCAATTTCCAGCCAATCGCCATTAGATCCCGGTGCAGAGGACGAGCCATCCTCATTGATACACGCCCACATGCTTCCGTTATAAGACAAACTGTCGTAGTAATCGTAATGTACGCCAGGTATATAGCCTTCCTCACGGAAATTCAAAGTCTGCACAGGTGTTCCATCCGGCTTTATCTGCTTGATGATACCTGTCATATATATATTATTCAGATACATGGAATAACCGTCCATGTTCAGTCCGAATATATTCAGATTGGAAAGGTCGCCATATTGTAGGGCAACATTGGCGGCGGAGATCTCCCATGTATTCTGTTTCCACAACATACGGGTGTAAGTCCTTGTTTCGTAGACTGAGGTCTGGCGCTCCGTATTAGTAAAGCTGCCGTATGCCACGAAAGTCATCATCTCAAAAGGATCGAAAGAGGAAGACCACGATGAAGAAGTGGGGCGCAACTGGTACTTGAATGTTTCGTTTCTTTCACCTGTAACTTCCGTAATCGTGAAATAGACTGTACAGAATCCGGCAAAACGTCTGTTGCCCTTTCCATCGTCGTAATCCTCCGTAGCGTTCCCGGTGATGTTATGATAGATACCCATACAGATATCGCCTACTGCGACAGCACCAATCTCACCATCTTCCAGCTTAAGTGTACATGTCTTGGTCCCTGTATCTACCGTTTCTATAATGCCGGCTCCGGGCGCACGCCACTTGTCGCCCAGCGTGACCATCACACGATTGTATCTTAATTCGGGAACTTCGAGAAACCGACGGATAAACATGCTCTCAAACTCCCCATGCCCTGTATCGAATATCTTGGCTCCGAATCCGGTTAAGCCGCTTGCAAAACCATTCTTTCCGAAAACAGCACCGGCAAACATACTGAGAAGAAATTTAGTGGAATCCGCCACGTCCTTCCGCAAGAATATCTCTTTCAGCTTCTCCGCACTGTTCTCTATCTCAGTCATTACACGCAATGCGCTCATCACATCCTCATCGGTGTAGGTGACATCCTTGTCACCCTGCTTTACGATACGGTTTATCAGATTCCCGGCTATCTTAAGACCTTTGAGGAAGTTTATTATACCTTGCGCATCATCATCGTTCAATGCGGATAAGAACCAGTCAAGCACAGGCGTATTCTTATCCAGCGTGTATGCAGATGTGGCATGGTCGGCGTTAGTGACATCGCCTCCGCCACCACTGCCGCCACCGCCGTTCTGCTTTATCTCTTCAACCTCAATGGAGATCTTGCTAAAGTTGCTGTTGATGCGGTCTGCCGTTTCGCTCCAAGTTCCTGTTTTGTTTATTGTATTAAGCTCCATATATCCTGTTCCACTTTTACCATTCCGCATCCGGATGCACTTCAACGGACAGATGATTCATTATTCTGATGATTAGGTCTCGTATCATAATATATATTTTGAGTGTTACTGATAACTTTCCGGGTTACTCTACCAGGGTTGTAATTTCAAAAGGGTTGCCTACAGCCGCTTTGACAGCGCGTATTATCAATGCAAAGTTCTCCTCATCTACAGGCGTACACAATTGTTCCCTGTAATCTCCCCCTCCTTGAGATATTCTATAGCTACAGTCTGCGATATCAAGATTGTATATTTTCGCCATAAACGACTGGAATAAAGTTGCGGCAACCAAATATCTTGTTATGCCAAAATCCGCATGAATGGTATCACGAGTAAAGTCATTCTTGTTCTTCCAGTTCGCCACGTTGTTCATAAACGGATAAGTATCAGAAACGGTAGTCAAATCGGTAATAGTTTCAGCCTCCTGAATAGTTGGGATTGCAGGTGAAGCGGAAGCATAATTTGTAGACTGTCTTAGTTGTGTGACAGTTCTTGCATTCTGAACCGCTGTTCCGGATGGAATGATGAATTTGACATCCGGGCAATTGGATATGCAGTCCTTGTAGTTTTTGGCAATATTACGCCACATACCCAATTGTCTTTCCTTTTGGTTGTTTCCATAACTCAACCAGTGATCATCATCTGCACCATTGGGGCCGTGCGACTCGGAGATTGTATGATAAATGCTGAACGCCCAAGTCATGTTCATACAGAATACAGGATTACTATAGAGACAGGCTTTTTTACACAAGTCGATCAATTCTTGTACTATGTTCCTTGTTATTTGTCCATCTTCTCCTTTTTCCCAAAAAGAGGATTGGTCCTCATAAGGGGATTGATAAGCCCCGTTTTGCATGATGATGAAGTCCCACGCTTCATCAGCCAACAACCAGTCCATCAAGACTGTGTCATTTGCCGGTGCAGGTTCCCCTTCATCCGTTATATCAGAATCAGGCTCGCTGGACCATTTTCCTGTCGTACCGTTATATTGTTCCCATGTCGTTGCCTGATATTTCCATTTATAATACGTAACTCCCTTATTTCCTTGAAACCTTTTCAAAAAAACATCTAAAGTGGCTGCACCTATATAAGCATTTCCCAAAATTACATTTTTGCCAAATGAAGCACAAATGTTACCTACTTCTCTGACTGTATCCACACCGAAGGATGATCCGATAAAAAGAACTTTCAGCGCTTCTTTATAGGACTGATCTTTATGTTCCATAGATTCCAACCTTTCATTCAAATCCTTGATATTGGCTTCGGTCTCATCCCTGTTTTTCTCAACTTTCTGATCCAGTTCGGATATCTGACCTTTAAGCCCGGTCTGAATATAGGGAATACCATATATTTTTAAAGATTTCATCCATTGTTCCTGATTATCCTCTGTTATTGAAGCTATACCTATATGTAGTCCTAATACTGTAGCACCATCCGGTTTAAGATACCCCCTGTCCTTTCCTGATGTTCCACTTACCGTAGCAGTAATCTGGTTGCCATCAGAGCCAAAGAATTTCCATGTTCCCATGAAAATATTTGCATCTTCCGCATTTTTCAGATAAAGAAGTGTACCGTTCTCTATGCTGGATACATCAATCCTGCTATAAGCGTTATTTGTGGCATTGGAGATAGGATTGTCTCCCAACGTATTACCCACATAAGCATGTTTGAGCAATATTTCAAGAGTATTGCAAGGCAAATAAGGCAATTCCACACCTTCCGAAAGAGATTTGAGTTCATTTGACGTGTTATTTGCAATCTCCTTGGCCTCTTCTGCTATTTCTTTGGATTTGTTTATTTCTGTATAGGTTTCTTGTACATAATCAATTACAGGCTTATAATACAATCCCAGAATACTATATCCGGAAACGGCATTTATCTTTTCGGTTGAAGCATGTATATACATATATTTCGCAGTACCTTGAACCTGTATTTGATACCCACTATCAGCGTATCCTGATTCAACATGATCACCTTCGGCATTTGTAAACTTAACAACCAAGCCCAAATCGGCAAGTCTGACTTGATTGTGATTGGTATCTATGACACTTATCACAAATCCAGTTGGAATATCAACGTCTAGAGCTTGTTTAAATCTTAAGTAACCTTCTGTGGAATTAGGATAAATAGATTGTCCCGTACCTACCCATTGTCCGATTTCAAAATCAGATAATTTAAAAACATATCCATTGATTTCAATTTCTAATTCGGAAAGTTCTGCTGTAAGATTCTTGCGTGTTTTGGGGTTGACCACCGCATCTGTTATGGTAGCCGGGTAAATGGTTTGGCCACCCTTGGTCAGCTTATATATTTTTGCCATAATAAATCTCCTATATTTTTAGATTAGTAACTGTTTCTTCTTCCTCTTCCGGTGGCAAAGGAGGTACAAAATCACTCAGCACATCTTCATATTCATTATCCGACAATGGGAACGCCTGAATTGTATTATATGCGGCATAATCGGGATAAGATGTTATTTCCACCGTGCTTTCATCGGTTTTCCCGGTAGTCAGTACGATTCCTGTATCTTCAACGGAAACAAGATTGCAGATGCCATCCTGAAAGTCGGAATCGGATATGAAGTATTCACGTTTGACCTTCAGCATACCGGGAGAAAAACAGGGGTTGTCGAAAGCGACAAGCAGGTTGCCGTCTTCCATGCGGCTGCAACCCACATACTCATGCCCGTCAAAGGAGGCTATGAACTTTCCCTTGAACGGATTGAAGTAAGTAAACCGGAAAGGAGTATTCACATCCCCGTTCAAGTTCTTCTCTATGATCTTAAAATCGGACTGATAATTAATTCTCATAACTATAATATTGATGTTACATCGTCTATCTCCTCGGCTGTCAGGTATCCGTTCAAGTCAACACTTCCGCCACCTCCTGTCGTGCCTGTAGGACTCCATTTTCCCTTTGTTTTGCATTCATATATAGGACCCGGTATGGTGTCACCCACAACAGCCCAGTCACCTACAACAGGAGATGGAACAGCCTCTTCCAGTGATTCAAGAGTAGAGAACAACCCCTTGTTGCGGATACCGTTCTGCTTGACCTTTTCTAGTTCGGTAGAAGTCTTGCTAAAGTTGTTGTTAAGACGGTCTGCCGCCTCACTCCAAGTTCCTGTTTTGTTAATAGTATTCAGTTCCATATCACTTCACTTTATTTGGGCAACATGTTCTGATCCCATACAATCTCAGAACCTTTAACCATAATTATGCGTCCTCCCATTATCTGGGTCTGATATATATAACCGTCACTTCCTTTTTGTTCGACAACCATACTGTCCGGACGGAAATACAATACATCACTATTGGAAGGATCATTCATAAAAACACGGGGAACCATACCGTTCAATCCATATTGAAGAGATATGTCCAAAAGCGAATTACCATCATCATCATGAATATCAATTGACGGTCTCCCATATTCATCCTCAGGAAATATGGTTATCTCATAACCTGACGGTGAGGAAACCTTCACTTTCCCGACAAATTCAGGATTTCCGTCAGCATCCCATTTAATGTTCCCATTGGCAAGCTGCCCGGAACCATCCTCATTCAACAGTATCTTACCATTGGCTATTTCAACCTTTCCCCGGAAATATCCGCCCAAAGCATAGATATATCCTCTTAAAAATACATCACCGCCATGAGTGGCAACGAAGTTCGCCATATTCGCCCATTCCGCATCTGTGGGCTGGTAATCAGGATCATTACGAAACCTCATCACGGTCAATATAGCCTGTTCAAGTTTTCCTCCTGCCCAAAACGCCACATCATCATCGTCATTGTATATGCCGCTAACTCCGGCTGTGACCTTCTGTAACTTGCCATTCTTGTAATTACCCAGTTGGATCATATTGGCCAATATCAGACCACCAAGAATATCCACAGAACCATCCTTGATCGCACTGGCGATATAATTGATTGACTGGAAACCGGCTGTTGCCTTGTCGTTATCCAAAATGGACGGTTTCCAGTCTGTGGCAATGGTCCCTCTTTCTAGTTGAAGGTCACAAACGGTTGCGGTACCACTGATAAGAAATATACCACTGCCATTGAAGGTGATCTTATGGGTATATCTCTGATAAGAGGATGTGAGAGGTTGAGAAACACTGAAAGAACCGCACGAAACAGACACAGACGTACCCTTTGCTTTATAACTGATAACATAACTTTCT